CTTCACCTCAGCATCACGCTGATACGAGGTGATCTGCTGCGTATAGAGATCCTTCTGCTTGCCCACCGAACCAGTGATAGTGCTACCATCGGTTCGGGTATTAAGCGTCTGCGAACGCTGTGTCTCAACCTGTTCGGTCGTAAGAGCAAGCTGCTTGGGCAGGATGTAGTTGAGCTGGTACTCACCAATATCCGTCTGCTGCTCGACGTTGAGTGTTTCTGCTTCGAGCTTTGCGAGCTGTCCGGGCAGAAGGTTCGAGAGATTATATTCCGAAATGTCGGTCTCAGCGATCTGCTGAGCGACCTGAGCCGTCAGCATTTCGAGCTGCTTCGGAAGCATGAACGACAGGTTATACGTCGAGATCTCAAGATCCTTCGCAGCCTTGTCGATCTCAGCTTCCAGAACCTCGACGTTCTTCGGAAGAATGTTGGCCAGATTGTATGCCTGAATATCATTCTCAGTCGTCAGGTTCTCGATCTGCTGATCGATACGAGCCTTCTCCGACACGAGGTTCAGTTCTTCCTGAGCCAAGTTCTGCGTCTGCTGTGCGATCCGCTCAGCTTCGGCAATCAGGTTCAGACGCTCCTGCACCATGTTCGTAGTCTGCTGACCAATACGCTCTGCCTCAGCGATGAGGTTGAGACGTTCTTGGATCATATTTGTCGTCTGCTGGGCAATACGAGTTGCCTCAGCAATCATGTTCAGGCGTTCCTGAACAAGATTAGAAGTCTGCTGGAGAACCTGAGCCTTCTGCGTCGGCAGCATATCCGTGAGCTGATACTGATTGACAGCATCTTCGGTCACAAGATTTTCAGTCTGCTGAAGGATCTGATCCTTCTGGGCAGGAAGCGTGTTCTCCAAGTTATACTTGGCGATGCAATAGGTCATGCTCTCTGACGACAGACGCATTTTCGTCAGGGCATAGTTTGCCTTCGAGTTCAGAGCTTCGAGCTGAACCTGAGCAAGCTGAACCTTGGTGGTCTCAAGCTGCACACGAGCAGTAATTGCCTGAAGCTGGGCAAGTTGAGCTGCCCAATAGGCTTGGTCTCGACCCAGAAGAAACTGCACACCGGCAGCCATCGCATTCTGGGTGAGTGTCGTGTACGCCTTCGCGTATTCGGCACCAGTGATCCGGCCCTTTTCGAATTCCTGAGTAAGATGGGCTTTGAACCCTCGCATCAGTGCATCGAAAGAACCGGAACCGCTGACCTCACCAGTGGTAAGATCTGCATTGGTCAGAGGCGTAACCTGACCGTACATCGGGATGGTTTCATCACCCGGAAGCTTGAAAATCACTGCATCCAGATCAATCGCCGGGATCTCAAAAGAGACATCGGTGGTCAGATCAGAGATCAGTTCATTCGCTTCGGTATCAGCACCACAGCCCATCAGCGGTTCCTTTTCTTGGTTCAAGCCGAGGTATTAGCCGAGAACTTCACTCGGAGCATCAATAGAACCAGCAGCAGCCTGAGCAATGGCCAGACGCTTCAGTTCTGCTTCCGACAGGGGCGGAAGAATGGTCAGGGAGAATTCCTTCGCCCAACTCTTCGATACCTTCACCTGACCAGTACGGCGATCCTTGGTGGTCCGAATAGCCAGAAACTTCCGACGCTCCAGCTCCTTGTAGATGATGTAAGGCACATGCCAGCCATCATCCGTCACTTCACCGTAAGGCACGAACATCTTGATCGTACCGATGAACTTGTTGCCGACAGCCAACAGTTCGCCATGCAGATCGGCCTTCTTCGGATCCAGATTGGTAATCTGAAGACGAACCAGCTTCATCTGCTCATTGTACAGACGCTGACGAAGCGAGAGGGTTTTGCCCGGTTTCGCTTCCGTCGCCTGTCCAGCCTTAGCCGAGATCGACGGATCAGGCGTCTCGATGATCTTCGGAGCGATAGGCTGAATGGGCGTCACCGGAGGAGCAGTGACCTTGGCAGCAGCAATCTGTGCAGCAGCCGTCAGACCGTTCGGTTCCTGCTGACCAGCAGTTCCAGTAGCGGTCTCTTCTTCGATGTCAGCGTCGAAGTCGGTTCCCTGATCTCCCTGATCGGTATCGACTACCTCAGGAATATCAGCATCGCTTTCGGAACCAGAAGCAGCAGCGGGAGGAGTATCCTCGCCGGTGTCATCTTCGATTTCCGAGAGCTTTTCGTTCACACGCTCACGAAGAGTTTCGAGACCGATGTTGTTGGAGAACTCGATACCAAGCAAGCGTGCTCGGTTCTTGAGGAGTTCGAGTTCAGACGGGCCGCTGCCTTCAGTCTGCTCAGTCATCAGGAAAGTACCTTCCGGGTTTTGAATGGTTGGTCACAAAAGAAAGGGGACAGAGAGTGGTCTCTCTGCCCCCCAACTTAGGCTTATGCCATTGGACTTAGATCGGAGCAACCGTCTTGATGACGCCGATCCGCTCCGGACGCTTGATGAGGATACCGTAGTACCACTTGATCGAGCTGAAGCCGGTCTCACCGAACGGATCGTTACGGTCAGCCGTCTCCTTGCCGGGCATCTTGGTCATGACGTTGAACTTCACCGTCTTGCCATCGGTCTGGAAACCGATGGTGACGAAGCTGTCCTCACCGATGCAGAGCATCGGATACACGTCATAGCGTTCCACGCCACCGACAGTGGTCGAACGATAGCCGGGGTTGTCATCAACCTCAGCACCAGCACCGGCCCAGTGCAGCATCTCAGGAACCTGAATGATGCGGAACTTGTCGATGGAGCCGACTTCGCCGTTCATCACCGTACCGGCATCGGCATAGTGCTGAACTTCGATGAACGCCTTGTTGTTGAACAGATCCTTCATCCGCTTCAGCAGCGGAACCAGTTCCGAACCAACGAACAGGATGCGGGTAGCACCCAGCGTGACCGTATCGATCAGGCGGCTGCCCTTGATGATCGTGGTCTGCGTCGGAGTACGATTGTCGGTGAGGATCTGGTCCAGACGCATCAGATCTTCGTAGTCCACGATGGACGCCGGAGTATCCGGGGTAGGAACCGTATCCACCTCACCAGTGATCTCGTCCACGTCGGTGGCTGCACCAGCATAGAGGATCACGCCGGGAGCGGCGAGAAGATCCATCTGGAGAGCAGCTTCCGTCATCTGAACGGCACCATTCATCAGCTCACGGCTGAGATGGGCCATCAGATCCGAGTCACTGTCGAAGTCCATCGACTCCTGGGTGAACTCGGTGAAGAAGCCGAACTTGTGGATCGAACCCTCACGAGCCAGACGGGTGAAGCCAACGCGGTTCACACGGCCACCGTTCTCGGTGAGAGCAGGCAGCTTGCTGGCGATGGTGCCCACGTCACGGCTGGAACCATAGAGGTTGCCGTTGGCGATGGTCACACCGTTCGCGTCGATGCCCTGATCGTTGACGTTGCGGTCATCCAGCAGCGGAATGTACTGGAAGACCTTGATGGTCTTGCCGAAGTTCTTCGGCATGTTGACAGTCGAAGAGAGCGGCATGAAATACTGCTCTTTCCGCGAGTCGATGATGGCCTTCTTCAGCCAGAAGAAGGTCTCCATCTGATCGGAGCCAGCACCGTCGATGGACGACTTCTGACCGTCGATGGGAGCATTGTAGTTAAGCATTGAAGGTTATCCCTCAGACTCGGCCTTGGAATTTCGCAAATTCCGCCATGAATTGATCGTCTGACATACCCAACGGGTTAATGAAGGGTTTTGCCGGTTTCGGAGTGCTTCGCGTAGGAGACGCTGCACTGGCCTTATCCCCGTTCTCGACTGAAGGCTTGGGCTTTGCAGCACGGGTGGCTACTGGCTCAGGTTCCGGCTGGCCTGCCGGGGTACTGGCCGGTGCTTCTTCCGTAGTCTGCTTCGGCTTCAGGAGATCATCGAAACCACCAGCCGCAGCCAGTGTATCACCGATTTCCTTATAAGCTTTCAGGAACGGAGTATCAGGGGCAATTTTACCCAACATCTTCTGCCGGTCCATCTCAGTAGCGATACGGTCGTAGACGCCCGTTTCACGCTGAGCGTGGATTATCGTCATCAGACTGGGTTCTCCCCAGAGCACTTCCTTACTGGTTTCGTCCCAAGTCGAGTTGATGGTGTGAAGCGTTTCCTTCCCAGTCGGAGTAGAGCTAAGCTCGTCCAAGTTAGAACGGAAATTTACTTCGGCATCACTGACCTTATGACTACCTTCAAGGTAAGTTGGTTCGGCTTCGGTATCGATCTGTAGGGGATCGATGCCCGCATCCTTGATGAGCTTCTTGATCGCGTCCGGGTTCTTCTTATCCAAATCGATCAGATAAGAAAGCCGGTTCTCATCGAGAAGACCATTGTTCTCCAACATCGTTAGCACCTTCCGGTGCGGTTGGATAGACTGCATTTTACGAGTGTAGTTGGCTCCCATCTGCATGAGTTGGATCGCTTCCTCGGGCGACTTCAACTCGATGGTCTTTCCGTTCGCCTTGAACGGGGCCATGATCTGCTCGTAGAAAGCCTTGTGATCTACAGGCTTTGGCTCTTCGACTGAACCAGTGGCAGGAACATCACCTTCGGGCTTCGGGGTTTCTGCCCCCTTCTTGTCCGGCCCTTCTTCGGTCTTGGGCTGAACAGCACCACCTTCAGCACCTTCTTCCCCAGCGGCTGGCTTGACAGGATCCTTGTCTTCCGACCCTTCAGCTTCTCCTTCGGGCTTTTCACCTTCCGGTTTTGCTTCATCACCAGTTTCCCCCTCGTCCGACGCAGCAGCTTCACCCGCTGCCGGATCGGCAGCAGGCTCTTCCGGCTTGTAATTTTCCAGAGCTTCGGGCGAACCGAGCTTCAGAAAATCATCGTCAGAGAGTTCGAGAGGATTGGGAGCCGTATTGGCTTCAGTTCCATCGGCCATCAGTCGATCTCCTCTTGGCCTTCACTGGCACGAGCTTCCTCGATTGCCTGATCCAGATCCATCACAGTTCGCTCAGCCACATCACCCATAGTGATGTTGACGTTGAGGAACCGCTTCAGATGACCGGCTGCCTGAGCGATATTCAGTGCATCAGCACGCTGCTCAGCAGTGAGCGACGGATCACCGGACTCATGCACATAACGAGCACACTCGTTACGGCAGAAATCTTCGATGATGAGCTTCCGGAAATCCGGGTTCTTGGAGAGCCGAAGAATGGCATCGCGTCGTTCGACACGAAGCTTCTCAGTCTTCAGTTGTTCTTCAAGAGCTTCGACTTGGTTCATGAGATTGAGCCTCTACTGGGTTTGGTGTTCGGTCTGTCTCAGAGCATTCCTCCAACTTGGGGTGGATTGTCAATCGGAGAAATAGGCTGAGCAGGTTGTCCAGCGTCATTTAGACGATCACTGATCTCATTGAAGCCAATGGCAGCTTCTACATCAGGACGCTTCTCACCTTCCTTTGTTGGTGTGGTGAGTGCCTTCGTGACCTGAAGATCCTGATTACCACGAGCCTGAGCACCCTGCTTCTGCATGTCTCGGGCGTGCTTGGTTCCAGTTTCCTGCTCCAGATAGTCGAGGTTCTTCTGATCCTTCGACGCCAGAGCTTCAGCGGCCTTGGCACGGTTCAGCTCGACCTTCGAGCGAAGCTCCTCAACCTTCAGCTTCATCTCTTCAAGCTGAAGTGCCTGCATCTGCTGCTGTTCCGGAGTAACCTCCGGCTTGAAGCGGCGAAGCTTCTCAGCCAGTTCAGGCATACGCTTCAGTTCAGCAATCTCGGCAAGGATCATGAGCGTGATGCTCATATCCATATTGTTGCCGATAGTCTGAAGCATGAAGGCGAGATCTTGAGCCTTCTGATTATCCACCTCAGCAGTGGAAATATCAGTGTCGAGATCAAAATTACCCTGAAGATCTTCACGCTTCACAGTGACAAATTCACTGTTGGTAACTCGGATCACTTCCTCTTTCGAGAGGAAGACAGCATTCATGCTGACGATCTTCTGACCGATCTCGATCATACCCTTCGCAATACGGCGAAGAATAGCCATCTCACGCTTGGATGCAGCGTCGAGAGCACCACGAATACCAGCAGCTACATCCCCGTAGCTGTCGCCAGACAAGCCACCGGAGAAGGCTTTCACACCCGTCAGGGCTTCCGCTTCTTGGTTCTGGAGACCGGCCATCTGCAAAGCAGACTGAGGGAATTCCGGATACTTGTGCTCGATCAGACCGGCCTGAGGCGTCAGGTTCGGATTGAACTCATAGTCCTGACCGTTCTCATATCGACGACGATTGAGAGGATCGAGCATTCCCTTGGCGAAGCCCTGCTGACCATTGGCAGAACGACCAAGTAGATCGATCATGCCACGGAACACAGCACCGAGGATCTTCTGGTTGTCTTCCAGAAGCTCAGCATCAGGCTCACCGTAAAGCTCACGCTTCACAGGGAGATATGGAACCAGAACGAAAGGAAGCTTCTGATCCGGGAAGGGGTTCTCCTCCATCCGGATGATGACATCACCGATCCAAGTACACACAATCGGTACCAGTCGGCCATCACCACGAATGTCGTAGAAGCCCCAATATTCGTAAGCCACTACACGCTTACGGAGCTGATCTCGAAACTCAAACGTGTCCGGAGTACGGCTCTCATGATCCGGATTGGTGATGGGAGTATTTGCTTCCCAGTTTACCAGATCGAGGTTCTTGTA